CGGGTGGCAACACAGCCTCAACACAGGCCGATCTCACTATCACACGTATCAGTGTATCTACGTACGCGACAATCCCTAACAAGTTAGCGCCGGGCCGTCCAATCCAAATTTGGGTACAGCGCATGAGCGGGGAGACAAGCCCCACCGGTACGTTTTTGAACAGCGCTATCACTTCCACTGACACAACAATTACAGTGGCAGACGCGTCGAATTTGGCGGGTACAGGGTTCATTAAGTTGGATAACGAGATCATCAACTACGGATACATCACAGGCAACACCTTGTATAACTGTTTCCGTGGTCAGCAGAACACTACCGCTGCAGCGCATACCACCGGCACAACGGTCTACAACCCCAACGTGCCAGCCGTGACGTTGTGGCTCACACCTGATAATTCTCAGCAGTATACGCTTGTTTATTACCGCCTACGCCGCATTCAAGATGCGGGCTCTGGTGTAGAGACAGGCGACATGAATTTCCGCTTCCTGCCGTGTGTGGTGGCAGGCTTGGCGTACTATATCGCCATGAAGGTACCCGAGTTGGCACAGCGCCTACCGATGCTTAAAGAGGCGTACGACACCCAGTTTGACCTTGCCGCAGGTGAAGACCGCGAGAAGGCTGCAATTCGCTTTGTACCCCGTCGGCAATTCCTTGGAAGTGGTGTGTAATGGGAAATAGGTTTGCGTCCGGCAAGATAGCCATTGCGATATGCGATCGCTGTGGCTTTCAGTTTCGCCTGCGCAACCTCAAAGAAGAAATTATCAAGACCAAGCGATTCAACATCTTGGTCTGTCAAGAGTGCTGGGACCCTGATCAGCCGCAGTTGCAGTTGGGTATGTACCCAGTGGACGACCCACAGGCTCTACGCAACCCGCGTAGGGATACAACCTACGTAACGTCAGGCATAAATGCCAACGGCAATTTGTCTGGTGGCTCAAGGGACATCCAGTGGGGATGGAACCCTGTTGGGGGTGGAAGATTTTTTGACGTCGATTTAACGCCAAACTACTTGGTGGCAACGACATTTGTTGGTACAGTAACGGTCAGTTAAGGAGATCATCATGGCATACACACGATCAGCAGACGGCATCGCCAAAAAAGGCAAGACCGAAGGCAAAAATTTGGGCAACAGCGGCCCCGCAGTTGGCATTCAAACTGGCGGAAAAGGTCGCTCTGGCGGCGGTAAAACTAACGCAGACATGAAGACTATGGGTCGTAACTTGGCCAAAGTCGCTGCACAAAAGCGAGGTTAATATGGCCACAGTAAACAACAAGCCCGCATCCGCTTACGCCAAGCCACACACAATGAGTGGTAAGGGTGTGACTGTTGCTGAGAACCCCGGTAGTGGTCGCAATCACAGCCGTGCCGATACAGTTGACATGAGCATTGGCAACATCAGCAAGTCTGCTGGTGATGAGCCTACAAAGACATCAGGCATCATGGTGCGTGGTGGTAAGGCCCAGACCAAAGGCAGAATGGCACGCGGCCCTATGGCCTAAGAGGTAGACATGAACTACACCGAGTTAAAAGCCCAAATTAAAAATATCTGCGAAAACGATTTCGACGATACATCTTTGGCTATGTTCACGCAACAAGCGGAACAAAAAATTTATAACTCGGTGCAGATTTCAAACCTGCGCAAAAACGTAACGGGTATATTGACGACAGGTAATAAGTATCTATCGTGCCCAAATGACTTTTTGTCTACCTATAGTTTGGCAGTGTATCCCTACAACACAACAACGGCCACAGGAACATCCGGAGAAAACACAATTGTTGTTGCAAATTCTTCTGGAATAACAGTGGGTCAAGCGGTGTCTGGTGTTGGAATTGCGACTGGCGCTTTGGTTAGGGCTGTGTCTGGTACAACAATTCTTTTAGATACCGTTAACTCTGGCGCGGTATCTGGGGCAATTGTGTTCCAAGGCGATTACCTTTATTTGCTAAACAAAGATGTTAACTTTATTCGTGAAGCCTATCCAAATTCTTCCGCAACATCTGAACCAAAACACTATGCAATTTTTGGCCCCACATCATCTGACGTTAACGAATTAACGTTTATTGTAGGCCCCACACCAAACTACAACTACCGCGCAGAGTTGCATTACTTCTATTATCCTGAGTCTATTGTGACTGCTGGTACAACATGGCTTGGCGACAACTTTGACAGTGCGCTTCTTAACGGCGCATTGGTTGAAGCCCTGCGGTACATGAAAGGTGAAGCCACAGATACAGCGGTATACGATAAGTTGTATTTACAAGCAATGACACTGCTCAAGAACTTGGGTGATGGCAAACAACGCGCCGATGCTTATCGTGACGGTCAATACAGGATGCCTGTAACATGAGCAGCATAGTCCAAACACAAACAACAAGTTTTAAGGCTGAGTTGTACGAAGGCGTCCATAACTTACTTACGGACACGCTTAAGATCGCTCTGTACGATGCCGGTGCAAATTTAAATGAAACTACCACTGTGTACAGCACAACTAATGAAGTTACTGGCACTGGGTATGTTGCCGGTGGGGTAGTCATGACCGGCGTCACTATTAACACGTCGGGGTACACTGTGTATGTAGACTTTGCAGACGTGGTGTTTAATGCTTCAGTAACTGCGCGTTGCGCTTTAATTTACAACGCCAGCAAAGGCAATAAATCTATTGCCGTTTTGGACTTTGGGTCTGACAAAACATCCACCAATTTCACCATCACAATGCCAGCAAATACAGCAACGGCAGCACTTATTAGGAGTTCAAATTGATTGTTACGACGACCAAAGGCGATATGGACGATTCCTTGCTTGAGAAAAAAGAAGGTTTCGTTGATAATGACGACGAGTACACCACGTGGGTGGAGTATTGGTTGGATGGAGAACTTGTGCACCGATCTGTGCATGTTCAATTAAAAAAATCCGTGGTACTTTCAGGTTCCACAGCTTCTTTTGAGTAAGGAAAAATCATGGCAAATACCCAAGCAATGTGCTCATCGTTCCTCGGCGAACTGTTGACAGCAACGCACAACTTCACTACAAGCACAGGCAATACTTTTAAAGCCGCTTTGTATTTAGCGTCTGCCACAGTAAACGCTTCAACAACAGCGTATTCATCTTCTGGTGAAGTAACAGGCACAAATTACACGGCTGGCGGTGTGACAGTGACAAATGGCACATCACCTTTGTCCACAAACACGTCTACTACAGCAGGGACAGGCTATTGGACACCCAGCGCAAGTATTACTTATACCAACGTAACATTGGCTACAGCTTTTGATGCGGTACTAATTTACAACTCTTCACAGAGTAATAAGGCCGTTAGCGTTCATACGTTTGGTTCACAGACTGTAACTGCTGGTACGTTCACTTTAACAATGCCTTCAAACACCACATCTACCGCGCTACTTCGTTTGGCTACAACCTGATCCTCCACCCTAGGAGGGCAGTAAATGGCAACCGCATGGGGCGACGGTACATGGGGCAGTAATACTTGGGGAGGTCAGCAAGCTGACCTAACCGGCGTCACTGCGTCTGGCGCTGTTGGTACTGTAACGGCAGAAGCTATTTACCCGGTTGGTATTACGGGTGTATCTGCCAATGGAAATGTAGGGTCAGTTGCTGTTGCTGAAAGGCAAATAGCCTTAACAGGCGTTCAAGCTATAGGTGTTCCCGGGGAATTAGAAATAATTGGGCGAGAAGCAGGGCTCGAAGGGGTTGGCGCAACAGGCGCAATTGGAACTGTTGCGGTCAGTGCTTCTGAAAGTGAAGATAGTGTTCTTGCAATAGGTTCGGTTGGTACTGTAGAAGTTTCAAGAACTGTTGCAATTTCTGGCATTGAGGCAACGGGCGCTGTTGCTACAGTTGGATTTACCTATGGCGCTAATATTAACGGGGTTAGCGCGTCTGGTGCTGTAAGTACTCCGGAATCTAGTAGAACAGTTGCGATTACAGGCGTTGTTGCCACAGGCGCGGCTGGTACAGCCACATTCAACTGGCAGGCTGGCAGTATTGAAGCCATAGGTTCAGTTGGTAACATTTCCATGGGGGAGCGCACAGTTGCCCTAACTGGAGTTGAGGCTTTTGGATTCAATAGTGGTGAGGAGCCCGGTAAAGAAGTAGCCATTACAGGTGTTTCTGCTGCAGGTGACGTGGGCAACGTTATCGGGGAACGACTTGTGGCTCTTACTGGCAACCAAGCAATGGGCAAATTGGGAACAATTGGATTGTCTTACTGGAGTTTAATTGATGACACAGAAGACGCAAACTGGCAAAATATCAGCACAGTGTAGTTAAATGCTACACACAGACAGGAGTTTTAAATGGCTACAGGCGCAACAGGACAACTAGGACTTGCTCTTCCAGTACAGGGTGAGTTATCTGGCACATGGGGTAATACGGTTAACAACGGTATTACTGAATACACAAACATTGCAATTGCAGGTACGTTGTCTTTTGCCGGTGACGGCGCGATAACTTTAGCCAATACAACAGGCGATGCTTCTGCTTCAAACATTGGTTCAACCACTGCGCAGTACATGGCAATTCGTGTTACCGGTACGTTGACCACACCTAAAGTAATTACTGGTCCAAGTTACAGTAAGGTGTATTTGGTAGACAACGCCGCTACAGGTAGCACAGTCACATTTAAAGCGTCCGGCCAAACGGGTATTAGTATTGCCGCAGGTGAAACATGTTTTGTGTATTACAACGGAACTGATTACATCAAAGCAACTTCTGACTTTGTGTTGGGTGGGTACACATCTACTGCTACAGCCGCAGGCACAACAACATTAACGGCCGCAAGTACTACAACCCAATTTTTTACTGGTACATCAACGCAGACAATCGTACTTCCTGTTGCATCAACTTTGGTTTTGGGTGCGGCGTTCGCAATCCACAATAACTCAACTGGCGACTTAACTGTTAACTCGTCTGGTGGCAATCTGGTTGCAACCGTTACAGCAAATACAACATGTTTGTTTACCTGTATTCTGACTTCTGGAACGAGTGCTGCTTCTTGGGACTCTGATTACACAGGCTTTACAAGCGCATTGCCTCCTGCCCGTGGTGGTACAGGTGTGGCAAACAATGCAGCAAGCACCCTAACAATTTCTGGTAACTTCCCAACAACGTTGACTGTTAGCGCTAGTACTAGCGTTACTCTGCCACCATCTGGGTCATTAGGGTATTTAAACATCCCACAAAACAGCCAGTCTGCTTCGTACACTACAGTTTTAGCGGATTCCGGATGCTGTATTTTTCACCCGTCTACAGACGCTAACGCTCGTACGTTTACGATTGCAGCAAATGCTTCGGTTGCATATGCAATTGGTACAGTGATTCAGTTTTGTAACATGACTTCGCAAGTGGTAACTATTGC